TCCCAGTGACTGCATCTCCAGTAATACCATGAGTTTCATTCATTGTCATGTCAATATCCTTTTTTAAGTTGGGGTTGGGTACACTATTGTACCTACTTATATATCTCTATATATGTTTATTTATCATCTTTAAACTTCTTCATCATCTTCAACAGGAACAAAGTAATGTTGGCAATTGTATCCACCACGTACTACAAATGGATCACCTGGCTCTTTACCAGCCCAGCTTTCTCCGTCCCATATGTTAAATATCTCTTCTTCTGTTAATTGCATGCCTAGCATACTTCTACAGAAAGGCCTTGATGTAGCCATTAATCCACCGCTGTATTCAAAGCGTTCTATATTCTGACGCTGTGCTCTACTTTTAATAAATGTTCCATTGTAACTTCCCACAATGCTGTCTGCATTAGTGTTTAGTTTAGTAGCTAGATTTGCCGCTGTGTTTACACTGCCTGGTAGTCTATCTTTGATCTTACCTACTAGACTTGTGTATACTTTTCCGTGCCGTCCGTTTTTATTAATCTCACTGCGTAATTGGCGTTGTAGTTTTCTTACAGTTGGATCATTTGATTCCATTTGTACGCCACTTATTCTTCCTCTTACTTGTTCAACTATTACTGCGGTAGCTAAACCAGCAACTGTGCCAAGCACTGCTGTCTTGATTATGTCTTCACTCATTCCACTTACTGTAGCAGATAGTTCATCTTGTGAACTTTCTAACAATACGCTTTCTGTAGTAAAGTCTGCAGGTTCAGCTGCTGCACTGCTTTGATCAATTACATCTTTGCTTAATTCTGTTAAACTATTTGCGCTTGATTTAACTTCAATTGCAGCTTCACCAAATGCAGCATCAATCTCTGGTCTCAGTCTTTCAACTGGTAGACCTTGGGATACCAGTTCCGCTACTTTATTTTCTAAAGCTTTAGCATTATCATACACACCATCTTGAATTTCATCTAGTGTGTTTTTAAATACTTTATCATGTTGTTCAACATCAAACTTAGCCAATGTTATTCACCACCGTGTGTGTAACCATTTTCAAGCAATAACAAATGTTGTGCTTCACTGTTTACAATTACACTCTTGCCTGTGCGTGGATCTTTCATCATGTGTACTTCAAACTCATCTTCATCATTATCAAGTTCTTCTAAGATTCTTGATTGGATGTCTTGATCATCAACAGCTAATGCAACAATTTGTCTACTAATTTCTTTGTTGAATTCAGAGTTGTTAACACCACTACTGCGTGTCTTCATTAAGAAGTCTAGTTCTAGATGTTCATCACGCATATCAAATGTATCTGGATAATCTACATGGAAGTCTTCTGGCATGTTTAGTGCTTGCCAATCCAACCAAATAGCCCACATTGCTAATTCTGTTTCACGCAATGTATCTGAGATATCACTTAGTTTAGCGTTGAGTAATTGACGTTCTGTTTGTAATGCTACGCCTGACATTGGTGTGCCGTTTGTAGCTTGGATTGAACTGGTGTGTGTCATGCGTTGAATTGCTTCTACTGCTTTGTCAATTGTTCTAAGAATACTGTCTGTGGTGCTTAGACTTGGTTGTAGCAAATAAGGTTTCAATCCTGGATCTACACTTTCATCTAAGTTAAGAACACTACCTGCACCTGCAACTGCATCTGTGCTGGTTGGCTTAACTAGTGTAGGATGACTTGCAATGCGCAAGTGTTGTTCAATTTCACTGTAACAGTTGTAGATAAACTTCTGTTGGTTTGCAACATCTGACACAATACTAAGTCCAACACCTTTGGTTGGTGACCTTAGTGGAGCATGAAATACAAAAGGAACATAGCCCAATGGGTTGTCATATTCTTCATGTTTAACAATAGATATATAAGTTCCTGCTAATGGATCTTTCTTAATTTTGTATTTCTCTATGTGGTCTCTGTGCCAGCATGTAAATGTAACATACTCATCATTTTCACTTTCACGCACTTTGATATATTCTAATTGCATCTTGCCTGCAATGTCACGGTCATAAAACCAATCAAGTACATTCTGTGGAGTGTACATAACTGCATATGCACGTATGCCCAGTGCAATTGCTTCTGCTTCTGTTTCTACTTTGTAACTTGGTTTGTCTACTAGGATCCAGGTACTTCCTTGTACCATGCTTAGGTCTGAAGCTGTCTTTAAAAAACTGTCCATGCTTTGACCTTCTTGGTCTGTATCATTCATCCATTGTTTAACTAATGGATTATTAATTAATGGTCCTATTTCACGCTTTGGTAATGTGCGGAATAAGAAACTTCTATAAATATCTACAGTAGTTTGTACATGGTTGTCTAATGGTGTAGAGTTTAATCTCTTTCCATACTGGTTACCAGGCGCTTGGTTTTCACCAATGTATGCAGTTAGGTAACTGCCGCTTTTGTATAGCTCACCACCTACATATGATTTGTAATGATAGTTAGCTTGTTCCGCTACCATTTGATAGTTAGGATGTGTTGTTTCTAGTTGTTCTAATGTTAACATAATGTTTTCCTTTTAAAGGTGAGTATTTCAACAGTGATCAATTGTTGTTACTATACCAATTATTTATCAATCTAATAATGTCCAAATAACTGTGGACCTTTGTTTCTATCCGGCTCTGGCCGTTTGATAGGGTTTATCCAATGTACTAAGTAACCAAGGGCATCATTAAAGTGATCTAGGTTGCCTGACTTGTCTGGAACTTGTGTACCTTCTTTGTATGTCTGACCGCTAATGCATTTAATTAGTTTTCTACACTTAGGGTCCACACTTAGTTTAACACTTCCATTTGTGGCCTTTAGACTTGCGTTAACTGCTGCAATTCTATCCTTAACAGGCGGATTAATGTTTCTAACTTTAAGTGTGAACCCTGAGTTTCTTAGTATGTGATGGTCACTTGTATTTGAACTGGTCTTACGTGCTTGACCTGACGCATCTGGATACACCCATAATCTATTCTTGGGATATCTGTTTATCAGTTCTTCTGCCATTTCAAATGTGTTTGATCCTTCCATACTAATTTCATCTATTACGCTTATTTCATTTCCATTAACTCTACAAATTGCGGCTACCAGAGGCGTTACGTTAAAGTCCATTGCAACATGTAGTATCTCATTTGGTTTAAAATCTTTATCTTGTTTTCTTATGTGCAATCCACTGTCCCAATTATAATAAATGCTTCCGCTGTATTGTTCAAAGCTTGCTTCATATTCTTGTCTAAAACTCTTTTCATCTAGTTCATTCCTAGCCGCATCAATCTCATCTGCATCTACATTGCCGCCTTGCAATGTGGTGTACTGAAAGCTCTTCCAGTTGTCCTGAGCATTTGCGCCTTGCCACAGTTCATATATCCATGAACCTTTTCCTTTGGGCGTTGTAATAAAAAGAGCGCTTCCTTTCTTATCAGACAATGCAGGACGGCAAACTTCTGTCCACATCTTTTGGTCAATCATTGCGGCTTCATCCATGATTAAATAATCCATGCTTACACCACGTAAACTATCAGGGTTATCTGCACTGCGCAAATAAATCTTACTTCCATTGATCAATGTAATTGTTAGATCACTTTCATTAATTTTCTTTACCCATCTGCATCTAATAAACTTTTCCTTTAGTGGATCCCAGATGATCTGCTTTGCTTGCCTGTAACTAGGAAACACTGCAAACACATGACTATTAGGAAACCTTGCATGCTTTGCAATTTCATGCATAGCTAGAAAGCTTTTGCCCCAACGTCTACCAGCAACCACAACTTTAAATCTACTTGGGTCACTGCTTACTTCTACTTGTACTTGACTAAGTGGCATTACAAATAGTCTCTGATGTTAAACTGTCTGTGTATCTACCTGAATCCATATACGTTCTTACTGTAGTTCTTTTGCGTAGAACGTTGTCTTCTACTTGATATGAAATAAACTCTTGACGTTTTAATCCTGGTCTCCATTGATCTAAGTGAGTGTTGGTCTCTGCATCATTGATGTGTTTCTTCATTAATCTGTTTCCTTGTTTAAGTTTTTACTGTTACTCACATATAGACCAAACCAAGCTGCACCAGCACCTACTATAGTGCTAACAAAGCCTGCTTGAGCATTTGATGGATCTGGTAAACTCATAAACCATTGTGTAGCATTATAAAATGCAATCATGTAGCTTAGTATGAGTAGACGGGGGATGATCCTCCAACTGTCTAATGTGTGTGGGGTTAATTTCATTTAGACTGGTGTCATCTGAATACTAGGTAAGGAATAAATCCAAACACCAATCACTATTGCAATTATTACCCAAGTCCATTTGTTTTTTAAATGTTCTATTAGTTTCTTTGTCATGTTATTTCTTCTTTGGTTTCTTTTTATAAGCCATTTTTTAACATCCCTATTACTGTTGATACAACTAAGATACCCAGCACCCACCAAATACGGTTGTCCATTTTCTCAATTGCTTTGCTTTGCTTACACATGTCAGCTTCAATATGATGCAAGTGGTTGTTCTTGATTGTGTTAATACTGTGTTTAATATCCACAATATCTTTTGCGTTTTGTTCTGTAACTTCTGTCCACTTGTGATCTGATTGTTTGCTCATTGTAAGCTATCCTTTAGTTAATCTGTCCAAGGCAGTATTTGCCCTGCTTCTTCATCCAGTGGACTATCAGTCTGGTTTAGAACATTCTTACCTAGCCAAATTTGCATAGTAACATTATTCTTTTCCATTGCGTTTCTCCACTGTGCTCTACGTAATGCTATCTTACCTTGTGCTCTTCCTGCACTAATAGTATCAGCATAGTTTCTGTTGAGTGTATCTGTACTTACGCCTAATACCCACGCCATTTCTTTTACGGTGCATTGTATCTCACATAAGTTCTTAAGTATATTTACATCAACTTCTATCTTAGGTCTGCCTTTGACTTTTTCCTGTGTGTCCTCAGTGTTGTCCTCATTTTCACTCATGGTAGAGCTCCTTTATTTTTATTCTTTATGCTGAAGTTATAGCTTCCCAAGCACTGCCAGTGTAGAAGTTCAATTTGGCAGTTGTGCTGTTGTAGATCATTGTGCCTGCATCTACTGTCAATGCGTTTCTTTCTGTTGTGGTGTATG